CCAAGGGTAAGTTCATCGCTACCAAGGAGGCTGTGAATAAGTCATACGTAGGTCTTCACTGGAACTCTCTGGCAACCATGTCTTGGGGTGAGTTAGCGGTGATGATGATTAAAGCTAAAGAAGCGTTTGAGGAGTACGGCGACGATGAGCCTATGCGTATCTTTATCCAGAAAAGACTAGCGGAAATTTACAAACAGCAAGTGGACGAGGTTGTTGTGGACGCAACCACAGGCGAATACTTGATGGGCGATGATTGGTCTGAGGAGGGTGGCTTCATCAACGGCAAGCCAACGTCTTACGCAGACATAACTCCAGATATGCGTAATGCTCCAGGCTTTGTTCGTTTAAGGTTTATGGGAGTGGACGTTCAAAAGAGAGGTTTCTACTACCTCATCCGTGGATGGTCTGGAGACGGACGCTCACGCTTGATTGACTGTGGATACGTGAACGCATGGACGCATCTTGTTCAGGTGCAGAATCGCTACCAGATTAACCCCCTCAATGTCTTTGTGGACTCGGGCTACATGCCTGATGAAGTTCTTTCCGCTTGTGCTGCTAACGGATGGGTGGCTACTCGTGGTGACCAGCGGAACGACTTTCCGTGGAACGTAAAAACCCCAGCAGGAATCAAAAAGGAACTCCGTCCATACTCCGTCCCATCCGTCGAGAACGTAAACGGAAAGAGAGTAAAAAGATTCTTCTTCTCTAACCTACGACTGAAAGACATCCTTTCATCGCTCATCCGTCGGGGGAAAAGCACCCGCCCAAAGAACATCAGCCAAGATTACTTGGACCAGATGAAGTCAGAGCGTAGGACTCTATCCCCCTCTGGTAAGCCAATTTGGGAGAGGATGGCTAACAGGGACAACCACTTCTGGGACTGCGAGGTAATGTGCCTCCTGCCAGCTATTGCTTGGAAACTGACTGGTCGTCCAGAGGACGTAATGTTCCAAGAGGAAGAAGAAGTTGAAAAAACTGATTGACTTCAACAACAATACACGTTTACTCTTTGATGACAGGTAAAGGTTTTCATGTTGTCCTTTCCCTGCTCAAATCAAGTTCCTCCCCTTCCGCTTGGTCGGGGGGGAACTCCCATTTGACTTACGCGTAGAGTTATGCCCTACCCGACTGGCTGTTTCCTTATTCTGTCCCAGAAGCGTATCGAGAAAATTGCTGATACGGCTGCCTCCTTTATGGAGGAAGGAAAAACCATGATGAGCTACACGGACTCTGGCGTGACGGTAAGTAAATCTTTCCCGATGAGTCCACAGCAAACCCTGATTGAGTGTCGCTATGCTTTGCAGATTAAAGACCCTCAACAGTATGGTCAAATTGACCGGGTTAGGGTTTACAACGGACTCTGGAACTTTCGAGGTCTTTGAACCCTATGTCCAGAAAGAAAACTCCGAGCAAACCATCCACTAAGCAGAACCAAAACCTTAAGTCACGCGCTGACGTAGGGGGAGGTAGTTCTGGCATCTTCTCTCAGTTTGAGGCTGCCAAGTACTCAAACAAACGTCAGTGGGTAAACACGCCATGGCCTGCGGACATGAAGCGTACCATGACGACGTTCGACCGTCAGGAGTTGAGCCGCAAGATGCGTTGGCTGGCAGTCAATGGCGGGCTACCCCGCCAGATGATTGCGGACAATGTTCTTTACTCTGTTGCTGACGGCATCCGTCCACAGCCAGCGAGTGGTGACGATGCTTGGGACGCTGAGGCTTTTAACTACTTCATTGAGTGGGCAAACAAGCCCTGCGAGATTACAAACCGATACAACTTTTGGGAGTGCCAGCAAATCGTTTGCCGTAAGGTGGACATTGATGGCGAGATGTTCATCCTCAAGACTTACGGCAAGGATGAATCAGCGAAGATTCAACTCATTGAGTCCCACCGAGTCGGCAACAGCAATTCTGCCGTAGGCAACTATGGTGGCATGTACGACGGAATCCTGTTCGACAAGTATGGTGCTGTTGTCGGATACAGCGTCATCCGTTCTGACGGAGAAGTAAGAGTGATTGGGAGCAACTCAATCATGCACGTTTACCACCCAGAGACTGCCTCTGGTGCAAGAGGGTATTCGCCCATGCAGCACTCAATCAACAACATGATTGACATACTTGAGGTTCTTTCTCTGGAGAAAACCGCAGTCAAAACATCAACGGACATTACCCGAACCATCACTCGAGAAAGCGGTCAGTTTGAAAATACGGTCGCTGACTTTGAGGCTTTCGGTATGCGTCCACAGGACTACCCCCAAGGTGTGTACAACAACCCTGAGGAGGTAGGCACCTTCATTGGCGGAAAGATTCTCTCCCTTGCCCCGGGAGAAAAGCTAGAGTCGTTCCAGAGCAATCGCCCTAACGCTACTTTCACGGGATTCATTGAACACTTGCAGAAGGACTCCACGGCTGGAGTCCTGCCCTACCAATTCACCGCTGACCCCAACGGCATTGGCGGTGCAGCGATTCGCTTGGTCATCAGCAAGGCGGAGCGTCAGTTTAACTACCGTCAGCATATGCTGATTACTCGTATGCTTGTCCCCATCTGGGGATACGTCATCGGCAACGCAATCGCTACTGGTCGCTTACGCCCCAACGATAATTGGCATAAAGTTAATTGGGTCACTCCACGAAAAGTGACAGTGGACGCTGGTCGTGAAGCATCAGCGAACTTCCGAGACATCATGGGTGGACTGAAAAACCTCAGCGACGATTTCGCTGAGCGTGGACTTGACTATCGGGAGGAACTGAACCGACGAGGTGCCGAGATGCGGTTGGTCGTGGATACGGCAAAGAAGTACGACATCCCTGTTTCAATGCTTCTGCAAGCATCCCAGAGTCCGATGGACGTGGACCTCAAGCCAAACGATTTTGAGTCCACTCCACAAAACAACAACAAGCAAGGTGACGGATTCAAACCCCTTAAATAACCATGAGCAAACTACTTGAAAACTTATCCAGCGGTAAGCCTATCCTGATTAACCCTAAAGTTGCTGAGGCATACGCCCGCAAGATTAGCGGCATCTCTCCCTCGTCTTTCAACCCCGACTTCCTTACCGCCATGTTCGGCAAGAAGCCTGTGTTTGAAAAGTTTCCTCCCTATGCCTTCATCCCTGTCAAGGGAGTCATCGGCAAGGGGCTGACTCCTCTTGAGTCCATGTGCGACTCCTGCGACTTGGACGACGTGTACGACATGTTGTGTGACTGCGAGTACGACGACGACATTGAAACAGTAATTATGGTTTACGACACTCCCGGTGGAGGTTGCGTCGGAGTGGAGGAGATTGCTCGGAAGATTAAAAACTTCAAAAAGGAAACCATTTCCTTTACCGCCAAGGACTGCTGTTCGGCTGGCTACTGGATGGCTTCACAGGCAAAGAAGTTTTACGCTACGCCTTCCTCTACTGTTGGCTCTATTGGTTGCTACATCGCTTACGTGGATTCGGCAAAAGCCTGGGACATGGAAGGATTCAAGATGGAGGTCATCAAGTCTGGCTTGTTCAAGGGGACAGGAATCAACGGCACTTCCCTCGACAGCAATCAGCGCAAGATGCTTCAGGACGAAGTTAATGAAATCCACATGAACTTCAAGGCGGACGTTAAGTCCGTCCGCACGATGGTTGATGACTCTTGCATGGAGGGACAAACGTTCTCTGGCAAGAAGGCGGCTGAAATGTACATGGTGACTGGTCTGGTTGATTGCCTCTACGACCTGCTCTACGACTTGGACGAGAACTTGGCTAAGCAGTACAAGGCGGACGAAGAGAACGATGAGCGACATGACTTGGCTGGCAAAGCCAAGGCTAAAGCCAAAGCCAAAATCAAATCCACGGCAAAGAAAGATGATGACGAGGATGAGGAGGACGAGGAGGAGGACGAGGAGGACATGAAAAAGAAAGGCGAGGATGACCCTTCCAAGCGGACTCCAGAGGACGAGGACGAGGACGGAGAAGATGCCGTGGACACAGACAAGGACTACAAGAAGTAAGCCCCACTTGACTCATCCGTAGTTTTAACTGACTCCCTATGACCATTGAAGAAACCGTAAAGGCACTCAAGTCCGCTTTCACCTCAAAGAGTTCTGAGGTTGAAAAGTTGGCAAACGAACTAAAAGAATCTTTGGCTAAAAACGAGGCACTTGGTGCCGAGGTTGAATTGCTGAAGGAAAAGGCAGAAGCCTACGACTCGTTGATGCGTGAGAAGAGCGAAGCATCCGCCAAGGCGGAAGAGTTGGCTAAGGCTCTTGCTGAGTCTGAAAAACTTAAGGCTGATGCAGTAAGCCAGATTGAAACTGTCGGCAAGAAGGCTGCGGCTATTGCTTCCAGCGTAGGCGTTGAGCCTGTCGAGATTTCTGCTGCTGATGGTCAGACGAACAAGAGTCCTGAAGAAGCGTGGAACGAATACGTGTCCATGAAAGACCCTGCCAAGAAGTTAGCCTTCTACAAGACTAACCAGAAAGCCATCTTCGCCCACCTAGGCGTAAAGGCGTAAATTAATTTCCCATACCCCATAACTCTAACCTAACACACAATGTCTAACAATGTTGTAAATCCGGGCTTAGCCCCTCAATTCGTGGCAGCGGAAACGTTGCTCACTCTGGTGCCTCAGTTGGCTCCACTCAACTCCATTTGCACGACTGACTTCAGTGCCTATGTAGCCGAAAAAGGTCAAGTCGTCCATACTCGCTTCGCCAACAAGTTCACGGCAAGCCTCTATGACCGCTCTACTGGTTTCGTCGCACAGGACGCTCAAGCGACTGACGTAGCGATTACCCTAGACTCCCACGAGTACGTAGCGGCTAACTTCACGGATACTGAAGTGGCTACTGTGTCCTTGGACATGCTCCGTCGGGTGTTCATTGACCCTATGGTGAACGCCACGGTCAAGTCGCTCTTCGACAAAGTTCTCGCCAAAACCACTGTCGCTAACTTCTCCAACGCTGGCTACAATGACGTGAAGGCTAACTTCAATCGTGTGGCTATCGCTAACCTCGCCACGAAGATGACGAAGGCTAACCTTCCGTTCATGAATCGTTCGGCACTCTTAAGCCCTGACGCTTTTGGTCAATTACTGCAAGACGCCTCGATTGCTCAATACTTGAGCATCGGCGACACGACGGTAATCCGTGACGGCAAGGTTGGTCGCTTGCATGGCATCGACATCTACGAGTACAATGGTTTCGAAGCAGGTCCTGCTGGTGAGCACCTTAACGGATTGGCTTCGTGCCGTGAGGGTCACGTTTTAGTGACTCGCACCCCTGCTGCCCCCACGACTGGTGGTGGTGAGCAAATCACTGTTCAGGAGCCTAACTCGAAGTTCGCCTTCTCGCTCCGTTCGTGGTACGACTGGACGAAGGGTTTGTCGAACATCTCGGCTTCGTGGATTATTGGCAACTCGGTTGGTAATCCTGACGCCCTGCTCCGCGTCTCCATCACCGACCTCTAATCGGTCAGTCAGTTTGAAACAGGACAGCCCCAGCGATGGGGCTGTTTCTTTTTGGATGCCTCTCTAAGCCCCCTAGAAAGCCGTTTAAGGCGTTTTGACTGAGGCGTAGGGGAAATGGGTTCAATCCAAGACGAATGGGCTTCTGACGCAAAAAGCATACTCCTTGAGGTTGGCAAGACAGTTGTCGTCTCAAATGGGTCTGGCTTGTCCGTCACCTTTCAATGCCTGATGACTCCACCCATGGTGGAGCAGGACCTGTCCACCGGGGGATTCCTCAACAGTGCATCGTTTGACGTTAAGTTCCTTCGCTCGGACTCTGAAGCTAACCCTAACCTTATTGCCTACGGAAACATCATCCTCTACAACTCAAAGAAGTTCAGGGTGGTTGCCGTGAACGACCGACCACCTTCCGCTTTCATCATCTGCAAGGTTGCCTCTTGGGAGGGTCCAACATGATAAAAATCCGCAAGGATTTCCAGATAGACACTACCGCGCTAAAACAGCATCTAGACGCATACAGCAAGTTGCTTGGCTTGACGCTTGCTGAAACCATCAAAAAGCAGGCTGGTCTGTTCTGCGTGGACGTGATGAAGTTCACCTATCCGTTTTACGGAGCAGGTAATGGCTTGGACTCGTCCGCAAAGAAGAAGGGTGGAATCAACATCACGAATGACGTAAGGAAAGTCTTTAAGCCCCTCCATCTGGCAAACGCTGAGCAGATTGGCTTTGTTGGCAGGGAGGATGTTTTCAATGCTTGGAAGGACTCAATCTTTGAAAAGTTTGGAGTCAAAGTGACTCGCTGGAGGACGTTCAATAACTTTCAGCAGATGAACCCCAAGTCCTCAAACATACCTTTCGTTGAAAGCAAGGGGCAGTTAAATCAAATCCACACAAGACTCCGTAGGGATGGAGGCAGGGGTCGTTTGCAGGCTTTTGCGAGGAACTCAAAGAATCCTTTTGCAATCACTAAGGATGACCGCTTAATTGATTCGTTCATCCGAGAGAAACAGCGAAACGTGGGCATACTTAAATCCTCATATTTTCACTCCGCTAAACGCATCAAGCAGGACATCAAGGTTCCCTCATGGGTTAAGCAAAACGAGGGTAGTTCAAACGCCATAGCGTTTGACGGAACAAAGATACCCAACAAGCCGACTGTGACTGTCGGTAGTTTAATCGGGCGTAAAGCCCTGCCAGCGTCCCTGCTCCAGATGGCTTTGAACAAACGTGCCTTGAGTATGCGGGCAGAAATGGCTTACAGAATTCAAAAGGAAAAGAAGCCTATTTGGATGCTTACGGCTCAGGGCAGACTGAGCAACGCAACCAAGCTATTTTTATGAGCACTCTACCAATTCGTTCAATCGTCGAGGAGTCCCTTGGCTCTTGGTTCAACCAGAACATAACCATACTCAACAACGCAACCGTCAGTCTGGGTCTTTCTGGTCAGGCAAGGACCCTGCCAGCAGTCATCATTCACTGCGAGTCCTCTAACTCTCCAGCGGACTTGGGGGCTATGCCGCTTGGCAACTTTGAACTAACCATCAAGATTTACGTCTACTCTTCCGCTGACGATGACCCCTCATGGGAGGTTGCCCGGGACAAGCACCGACTGAGGTGCGTTGCTGTTGAGGCTTTGATGGCTGACGTGGCAAGCATCAAAAGTAATTGGGTTCAGGGGACTCTCTACAACGTCTGGAAGGTAAGCGACGATGAGTCGCTTGATGGACGCAGGTATGGAAACCTAATGTCCTACACGGCATTTGCTGTGTACGACGAGGGTGTTCAGCCGTTCAGTTTCGGCAACTAAGCATCAACCTTGACTGAGCCGTAGTTGTATAAATTAAACTATGTCCACTCCACAGACTTACGGAACCGACCATAAATGGGCACTTTACGACGTCAGTTCTTTCATGACGTTGCAATCGGACGACATCTCTCAGTCGGACGTAATCGTTGCTGAAGTGATGAACGAGCAGGGTCAAGTAATCACTGTTCGCCTTGATGACCAGCGTGACGAGATTACGCTGACGGGAATCCTTAAGCCAAGTGGCACCGTCCCAACCCCAGCACAGTTGATTCCCTATTCTGGGATTAACTACATCATCATGAACGTAGACAATGCTGGCGTGAACAACACCTTCCGTAAAGTGAGCATCAAGGCTCGTAAGTATCAGTACATCACCACGGCTTAACCGCCGAAATAAAACCAACGATGTACAAACGTTGGGAACGCTCGGCAACAATACTCCAGCCAACAATCAAAATTGCTGGTCGGAGGTTGTTGCCTTTTTGTCTGTTCCACAGAGTCACGCTTGAGTCCATTGAATCGCCCCTGCTGGGCGACCCATCCAAGGCAACTCCGTATGACCTAATCTTGGGCGCCAGAATCATGTCCACTACACGTCTTGAGGACGTGCGTAAAAAGTTATCCTTCATGGAGCGTTTCAGGATGCTTTACTACGAGTCAAACAAAACAGCATTTTACGTTGAACTAACCAAACTGTCCACTTACTTCAAGGCTCAGTCTCTATGGCCCAAGTTCTGGGAGAAGGAAGAGAAGGCAAACAACAAAGGAATCCCTTGGCACTTGGCGGTCATTTCTGGCTTAGTCCGAAACGGATTGACTCTGAACGAGGCTTGGACTATTCCTGAGTCACAGGCAATTTGGATACACATATCCAACTGCATAGTTTCTGGTGCAAAGATTGAAGTGGTTTCGGACGAAGAACAAAAACTAATGGACGACTACTTAAAACAAAAATGAGCGATGACGTAAAAGTAAAATTCGGCGGAGACTTCTCCGCCATCTCCAATGGTGCTGAGGAGGCAGCGAGAATCGCTGGCACGTCCATCCAACATTCCTTCACGGACGCGATGAAAAAGGGTGGCACTTTCCTTGCAGGTGCTTTTGCTGTTTCAAGCATAGCGACTTCAATTTACTCTGGGCTAAGGGAGGCCGGCGAATACTTCATGGAGTTGAACAAGATGATTGTTCGGACTGGCGTGGACGCAAAGGAACTCCAAGTTCTCGGCAAGGCAGGAAAGGAAAGCGGTGTAGGCATTGAAACTATTGGCTTAGCGTTAAACAAGACCAACAAGTTCCTCGCTGAAGCAGGTAAAGGCTCTCAGTCTCAGTTGAGCATACTTCAGGGTCTTGGCTTCGCCACGGACGCAACTTCCCTTAAGTCGCTTAAAGCCATAGACGTTATTTACAAAATGTCTGATGAAATAAAGCGTACAGGTGACACGGCTAAGTATGCTGCAGTAATGATGGAAATCTTTGGTCGTGGAGGTCAGGAGTTAATTCCTGTTCTGGCACAAGGCTCCGAAAGGTTCAAAGAAATTGCTGAAAGCACCAAACTATTTACTGCGGAAGAAATCAAGGCAGGTGCGGCTGCTGAAAAAGCAGCCCGAGCAGCTGGTCATGCTTGGGATGAAGTTATGCGTAGGATTACTTCAACGATTGGAGAGCATGAAATAAAAGAAAACATCTCTGACGCAATATGGGAGGCACAGCATAACGTTGGTGCAAATCATGGTTTCAGGAGAGCAACACCAGAACAACAAAATGCAATCATTGAAGAAGCCTTGCGTGCTGGTCGAAAGTTGGGACTAACCAACGAAGAAACCATGAAGTACGCTATGGATGCTTACAACGGAACTAGTGCCTACAGTTTACTTTTAGCGGGAACAAAGCCTGGATTTGAACAACAGGAAATACTTAAAGCAATTATAGAGAAAGTCCAAGAAGAGAACGAGAACATTGATTACAGTGAAGATAAGGAAATTGCCGACTTTAGTGCAGGAAACAAAACTTCAGGTGCGGTTGTTTCGTCCATCCAAGCGATTGGCGGTGGAGACATTCAATCAATTTACAGTGGCTCCTTCCAAGACTCCCTCTTGGACAACACGAGCCGAACGGCTCAGGCTACGGAGAAAATTGCTGCTACTACTCCGTCCAATGGACAACAACCAAAGGAACAACCAGCAGTGCTGGGTCACTAATTTATGGCACGAACTGACTACGGAAATAGTTTACTTACCCCTGTTCAGGATGAAACAGGTGCGTTAGAGATTGATGCTTACGGACTCATCCAAGCATCATTAAACTTCACAGGCGACCGAAGCCACCTGTCTGACTCTCTGGCTGACTTCACCAATGGGGTTCCGTTTCCCTTTGAAACGAACTACAACATGGTTTCCCATAAGTACACAGTCACCTTGATGAAGGCTGGCATGTTCAAACTTAAGGTTGATTACGTTGGCGTTGAACTCGGGACGGGATACACAATACCGAAAATTCACGGCATCGTGAACACGAGTGCACAGCCCATTGAGTCACACGTAAATTTCTCTACGGTTCAAAACTCTACTGATTTCCCTGGGGGTCACGCCATCGGCGGGACTGCAAAGGTTCCGCTTAATGGGGCTATCTTTAACTTCAACCAACAGAGCCAACAATACAGTTTCGGTGGTTTCGGTGTGCTGAAAAAGAGCGACGGAACTGAAGTTCAAAACATCAAGCAAGGCATCCGTCAGTTCCT